GGGCGCTAGGCGTGGCCAGGCATGAGGGAGGGGGGGGATTCGGGATAAAATGCCCGCTAGGGGGTCTGAGAGGGGCAAGGAGGAGATTTGGGGATATTCTGCGAGTGAGAGTGTGGGAGGAATGGGAGTTGAGGGAATTGGGGCCGAATCTGCGGCGCAAGGTAAATTCCATGCGTCGGAAGGCGGAGAGCGTTAGGAGGAGGATAGCGTGGGGGAGGGGGGTGGAGACCTTCCGGGGAATAGGGGGGATAGGAGGGGTGAAGATGGTTGAGAGTCATTTTGGAGGATCGGTGGTTCGGGCGCTGGAGTGGGCGCTGAAGATCGCAGAGGCGGAGGAGTTGCTGGAGAGGGCGAAGCGGCAGGAGGGGACGGTGGAAGGAAAGAGCAAGACCTGGTTTTGGGAGTGTGTCCGATGCGGGATGGAGTTCGCAACGGAGGGCACGGTAACAGAGGCGGCGCAAGCGCAAGACAGGCACAGGGGTTTGTGTACTGGGCCAGGGGTGACGGAGGCGCGTGTGCGGGAGGTCGCTGACGAGACTTGTCGGAACATCGTGTCGGGGGGTGTAGTGAAAGGGTGGATGAGGGAGATCGCGCGGGAGGAGTTCCAGGAGTTCGCGAAGGATTACGATCTCTTCGATAGGAGGGCGGTGGTTCCGGTTCCTCTGGCGGCGTGGGAGGAGTTGGGGAAGGCGCTGGGCGCTCTTTACTACGAGGTAATAATCCCTAGGGCCTGGGGGCGTCACGCCAATTGGGAATCCCCCTGGGAACGCGTCAACTATCAGGCGCGGAAGTGCGGGCTGCCGGGGTTTGAGGCGAAGTGATGGGTAAGGGGGACCCGAAGCCGCTGGAGGTTGGCCGGGAGTTGGACGAGTATGTGTCGCAACATGTCCTTGGATGCGTAAATGCGAGTATTCGTTACCCTTCGACTGACCTTGTAGAGTCGATGCGGGTTGTGCGGGCGATGGCCGGCATGGGGTGGGAATGCCGGATGGGTACGGTCCTAAACATGGGAACGTGGTGGGTCATGTTTGAGTTTGGGTCGCCACATTTGGACGGGCTGGATGAGATTACATGGCCTCATGGGATCTTTACGAACCGTCCGCTACCGGAGGCCATCTGCCGGGCGGCTGTGGCGGCGTTGGAGGACAAGGAGAGGCGCGAAGATGCCCAAATATGAGTTCAAGTGTCTGGCGTGTGGGACGACCGGCGAAGAGACGCGCGCCGTGGAGAAGCGGGACGCCCCGGCGAAATGCCCGAAGTGTGGGGGGCCGATGCACAGGGTATTCGGGGGGATAGGGGGTATTCACGTGGTGGACGGCACGAGGGGGGGCTACGCATGACACTTGCTGAGGCAGTGAAATGGTGCCGGCAACACAACTGCGCGGTAAGGTGGACAAAGGCCGGGGTTATCGTAAAGGTTTCCGAGAGGAGCGGAGAGAAGCCGGACCGGCACTATGGTCAGGACTTGATCGATGCGGTAGAATCCGCACGAAAGGCGGGCTACGCATGATGAGCCAATACTGCTACGTCCGTGCGGTCGGGGATCTGCAACCGGGGTTGCTCTGCTGGCATGGCAATCCCAGGAAACACAACTGGGGTGTGGTCAATGCTCTGCGGGAAGGCGAGTCAGCCAACCTCATGGAGCTACAGCTACGAAAGGGTGGGCGACTCATGGGGTGGGCGGACTTCCCGGTTGAAGGCGGCTACTATTTTCTGGCCAGAGTCTACGGTGGCCCTCCCAAGGAGAAGCACATCGAGTTTCTCCTATCCCCACAATTCGCGCCGGAGAAACCTCTGGGGGCTATCGTGGTGGCCCCAGCGTGACCCTACATAAGCAGTGGACTCCGAAGGGGATTGCGCCATTCTGTTTTCACTCTGCCTGGCGGATGCCGGTGGTCAATAGAGACGTTTACTGTTGTACTGTTGTTCTTCCCCTTGCCGATTGGAATGCGCCGATAGAGGGTGACGCCGAACACATTCTGCATTGTCCTGTCATGATGACGGGTCTGGAAAGAGCGAAGGCAACCGCTGACCGAGAACAAAAGACGTTGATACGCAAAAAGTTGAAGATGGCATGTGAGGTCTTGGCCAATGAGTTGAACAAAGCGAACAGAAGGGGGTTCTACACACCTCTTGTGGATTCATGTCCCTATGAGCCCTCGGTTCGCACAAAGGTGCCGGTGGGTGAACTGACGCCGGTGAAGCGAAGGAAGCCGGATCCTAACATGGTTGTACAGGGGGTCGAATGGCGGCGATTGCCTACCGACTTATGGGATACCTGATGACCCTACCGGGCGATAGGACGGAGAAGGACCGGGCGTACGACCGGCGATGGTACAAGAAGAACCGCAAGAAGAAGTTGGCCTACATGAAGTCGTACTACGACCGAAACCGCGTCAAGATCGCATTCAAGCGTAACAAACAGCGTCAACCCCTGAAGATATTACCTTCCGGGGTGTAATTCTTCGCAGGAATCCCCTGTTCCACCCCAAAGGGCCTTGATAAAGGCCGAAACGCAACAACGCAACAGTGCCGCAATGGCCAAACAGTCGTTCGACAACTGGGAAAGAGTGTGCGTCTGCGGCAGGCAGGGCAAACCGTGGTGGCCGCGTGCAGCCCTTCAAGTGGCTTGCGGCGCGACGATTAGTGACATAGAACTCGATCTCAATTTCGGGTGCTTCAGAGCCGATGCGATCAGAATCCCACACGGGGAGATAGATAAGGACCGCGACGACCCTATCTTCCAAGAGATTGTTGCGGCGGCGAAAGAGAACCGGCCCGAGTTGGTGGCACGCAAGATCGAAGGGCTGACGGGGAAGGCGTTTGAGACGCTATCCGCGTTCGCCAACCGTGCCGGGCCGGAGATAAAAGACGACGTGCGGCTGAAAGCGGCGATGTCCATTCTGCAAGCCGCCAAGGTTATCGCGAAAGAAGAGTCGCAATCGCCGACGGCTAAAGCCACGGCGGAATTGGTGATACGAATTGAGCGGTCTGAACGCGACAATCGAGCGGAGGGAGGACGGACGCTCACGGTGCCTATTAGACTGGAAGATGAGCCAGCCGCAGGAAGCGTTCTTCCGGCTCTTGACGGAGAATCCGCCTCCGCTGATTGAGGCCTGTATCAAGGGCGGTGAGCAATCGGGCAAAACTCACGGCGCGGCGTGCCCCGCGTCCTATTACATGCACAAGCAGCCGGACATCAACGGACTGATCCTGGTTCCGAAGTATGAGAACTTCGACGAGGGGGCGGGGCCGCGACTCCGGGAGGCATACGGGATTTGGGACCGGGACAGATGGAGCGAGCAGAAGCATGTCTATCGGCTTCCCGGCAAGGGCATGGTGTATGTGGAGACGGCGGAACGCCCGGTTATCTCTTTGACGGCGGGATGGATTTGGATCGAGGAACCGGCTCAGATGCCGAGGGTGCGATACGATGACTGCCAATCGCGGCGACGGGCTACCGGGGGTCCATTGTGGATGAGCGGCACACCCGAGAGCGGCCATGACTGGTATGCGAAATGGGAAAAGCAAGCCCGAGCGGGCGATCCCCTGAAGAAGTTATTCGAGATCACGGCGTGGGACAATCCGCTGATCACCGAAGAGGCCATTGAACAGGCCAGACGAGACCTCTCGGACACCGAGTTCCGCCGCCGCATCATGGGCGAGTCGGTCAACGCGGAAGGTCTGGTCTACGCCGGGTTCGAGTTTGACGAGACGGAACGCCTGGGAGCGAACATGTGCGAGGAGCCATCCCCTGAACGGATGGCGACAGGCGAGATATGGTGCGGCATCGACCCCGGATACTCGGGGGCCTTTGCGGCGGTTTGGGAGTTGGTCGAACGCGGCAAGGAGATCCTGGGTTATACGCAACTCGCCGACGTGAAGTTGCAATACGTGGATGAAGGCGACTGTATCGAGGCGGTGTTGGGTTCGCCTTACGCCAAACGGGTAGCCGCCTATGTGACGGATTCAGCCGATGCAAACTTCTCGCAGAGTTTGCGGAAGGCATTGAGGGAACGGGGGTTGCGCGCCCCGGTTCGCGAGGTCCACAAGGTGAAACGCGGGAGTCAGGACTTCGTGCCGTGGAGCATCGGCGCGCAGAGGAGATTGTACAACCGGCGAATCGCGCGGATCGTTCGCGGCAGGAACGAGAACACGCTGGAGGAGTTGTCGCTATACCGATATGCCGCGCCGGATGAGAATCGACGGCCCGACGAGTTGCCGATCAACAGCAACAATCACTGTATGGACTCGAAACGCTATGTCGTTGCGGAGACAATCAACTACCAGATGGGCAGCGGCCCGATGGTGTACCCAAGTCACTTGGGCACGAAGGGGGACCGCCACCCGCTTGCCGGATGGCGTCACCGGCCCAAGTTGTCGTACCGTGGGGTTCCGCTTGTGGAGGCGAAGCAGGGTGCCACGTTACGAATATAGCTGTCCCGCGCATGGAGAGTTCGAGGCGGTTGCGACTGTCGCTGGACGTAATCGGGTGCGATGCCCCGCCTGCGGCGCAAAGCCCAACCGCGTATTCAGCCCACTTCGCAAGGGCCATGTCTGGGACCCTGGACGACACTACAACAAGGCATTGGGGCGGTTCATCGAGGACCGAACGGATTACGACCGGGCCATGAAAGAGACCGGCGCAGTACACCTCTACGACATCCACGGCCAGAAAGCGGTTGACTCCGGCGAGTTGGACTTCCCCGATGTGTATGAACCCTCGGCGAATGAGCACAAAGAGACGTGCCGGCGGGTGATACGTGAATTGAGGACCAAGGAGTTCGTCGATCCGAAGACGCGCAAACCGTTTCACATCGACTTGACCCTGGACGGGGAGAGGGTGAGATAGTGCCCACCGTCGCGCCACAGAGAATCGTCTCCGACCAAGACCTTGTGCGGCTGGTGGATCAGTGCTACGACAAAGGCAAGAGGGCCGTCGGCGTTGTGGTCGATCCCCTAACCGGCGAACGCAAGGGTTTGCATGAGAAGTGGACGACGATTGGCCGCTATCTTGAGGGGCGGCAACTGGAGGATGGGAGTCCCCAAGCCGAGGGGTTGAAGAACCGCATCGTCAAGAATATGATGCACGCCTACATGCAGACGAAGTTGGCGCGTTTGACGGATACCCGGCCTCAGATAAGTGTCTCGGCCCCGAAGTCCAACCCCCTCTTCATGCCCCAGGCGGACAGTATCGGTTCATGTATCGACTGGGCCTGGGACGTATCGGACATGCCGATTCAGTATCGCCGGGTGAACCGCAATTCCAACGCCTATCGCGTCGGCATCCTGAAAGGGTACTGGGACCCAGGAGCGGATTGGCCGCGTGGCCGATTGCGATGGGATTCCATCATGCCGCACAACTTCATCCCTTGCCCCAACGCGAAAGACGAGTGGAGCGGCCCCTGGTATATCCATGCCGAACCGATGTCGGTTGTTGAGTTGTCGGCGATATTCGGCGACGCCGCCGGAGGTGTGAAACCCGAGAACGCATGGTCCCATGTGGCGACGGGCATAGCCCCCTACACCTACGGCACGGAAGGCGCACAGACGATTGACGGCCCCGCCAAACTGGGGAAGACATCGGGGACGGGCGGCGGGGATGGGGGCGTCATGGTCAAGGAGATGTGGTTCTCCTCGGCCATTTTGCGCGCCATTGGGATTGAAGACTCGATGGGATACTACCGTGATGGGGCCGTCGCGATAGTCGCGGGCGGTAAACTCCTGCGATTCGGACGCAACCCATTCTCCCGAGAAGAGATCGAGGAGCAGGACCCCGAGACCGGCGAATCCTATCTCTCCGGGGGCGCGCACGGCGACTTCCCCTTTGTCCGGTTCGTCTGCTACGACAACGGCAGTTTCTACGGTGATCCCTGCGACATGGAATTGCTCCTGTCCAGCCAGGATGAGTACAACCGTCAGGTCAACAAGCTCATGGACTACAACGACCTGAGAGTGCCCCACGGCGCGGTCAAGGTCGGGGCCTTGGATGAGGAGCAGGAAAACACCATTGACAACTACCCCGGCGTGATCTACAAGATTCGTGACAACAGCAATGTCCGTGAAGCGTTCTTCATCGACCTGCCCCCACCCTACGGCCCCGAAGCGTACCAGGACCTCGAACGAACCCGTCAGGACATGCAGACCCTGACTGGGTTACACGACCAGTATGCGGGCAAGACCGGTTTTTCCGGCGAGTCGGGTATTCACGCATCGCAGATGATAGAGAGCTCCGACGTGAGGGTGCGGGACCTGGTGCGAATGAACGAAGCCCCGCTGGAGAGGTGGGCGCGGCTGACACTTGGATTGCTCGCGCAGAATATGTCATCCGACGACGTTTTTGAGGTCACGCTTGCCTCCGGCCATCCGGCCATCTTCCAATACAGCGCCACGAGTCAGGAAGACGGCACACCCTACTATGACCCGCAGATCCTGATGATGGCCGCAAGCATGGGTATGGAGGTCATCCAACTGTCCCGCGACGACCTACGCCACGAATGGCGGGTGAACGCTGAGGGGTCGAGTGGGATGCCCGTGGACAAGGAGGCGAGACTCGCCAAGTTCATCCAACTCTATGCGGCCAAGATCGTGGATCGCCAGGCCGTATTGGAACAGAGCGGGTTGCCGGATGCCGCTGCGATAAACGAGCGGATGAATCAACAGGATATGATGATGGCGATGGCGGGTGTGGAGGCGGGGCCTCCGGGCGGCGGGCCAGGGAACATGGGCGTGCAGAAACCGTCCGGCCCCGGAGATATGGCGCGAGACAGCGCGCGTATCCGACCGAAGGCGAAGGAGAAGGTCTAGCGGTGTTCAGATCGGCAGCCCAGCGACGGTTCATGTACGCCAAAAAACCAAGCATCGCGAGGCGATGGAGCCGAAAGTACGGCAACCCGCACAATTTGCCTGAGCATGTCTCAGACAAAGGTCCCGCGAATAGCCGCGAGGCGTATTGGCGGAATATCAAAGCAGCACGACAGAAGAGAGGAAATCACTGATGCAGGAAGGTTACATACCCGCGAGCACCGGCGGGGGCGAATCCAGCGGAAACGGCGCGGTCGATACTGTCGGCGGCGTCATCGGCCAGGTTGCCGCGTTGGACGCCGGACAGGGCACCCCGACCATGCCGACCGGGGCTGAAACCGAGACACCAACCGGCACACCCGCACCCCCGGAGACCGCGCCGAGAATGGGGGATGTGGAGGGCGTCTTGCGGGAAGAGTTAGCCCGCCTGAGACGCTATGGTTCGCTGGTTGAACGGATGGATAGCGATCCCCGTCTAGCCGAACAGGTTCTCGGAGTATTGAGGGGTCAGCAGCAATACACAACTCAAGCAGCGCAGCAACAGCAGCAACGCTACTTCGCGGATGAGGATCACAATGCCGTCGTCTCCATCGCCCGCGAGATCGCCAGGGAAGAGGTCGCGCAAGTGCGACAGCAGAGCCAGGCGATTCAGCAAGCGGTGATGGCGCAGGCGGCGGACGCGGAACTTGCAGAAGGCCAGAAGTCACACCCAGAGGTCAATGAGCAGCAATGGGCACAGATCGACAAGCTGGGCGTTGACCTGCAACTTCCATCCCTCGAAGTGGCGTATCGCGTGTGGCACTACGACCAGGCAAGGGCGACCGGGGTACAGCAAGGTCGTGCGGAGGCCGAGGTGGACATGCGAAGCAAGCAGGCGCGTGCGCTGATTCCTAGCGGCCCTGGCGTGGCGCGGTTGCCGGACATAAAGCTCCGCCCTGGCAACGTTCAGGACGCCGCCACATGGCGGCAGGAGTACAACCGGCGGCTAGGTCGCGTCTAGGCCCTTATGGTGGCTGAAAGACGCCACTCTCTAAGGAGGATGTATGGCAACGGCTTTGACGACAACCGCTGATGCGGCGTCATGGTCCGGGCACGTAAAAGTCAACGCCGATCAGATATTCAACAGGCAGGCGGCGGCTTTCTTCCTGCTCGACGAGAACGGGAAGATCACGTTGGATGGGGGCGAGACCATCGGCTCCCCAGCGTTTTACGGCACGAACCCAAACGTCAAATTCTACAGCGGATATGAAACCCTGGACTTGAACGACTTCGAGTTCGCGAAGGAACCGCAGTGGGACTGGAAACAGTTCAACGGTCCCACCCCTCTATCGAGGATTCAGGTCAAGAAGAACCAGGGGCGGGCGCGCAAGTTCGATCTGCCCGGACAGAAACTTCGGGTGACGGCAGGCACAATGACCCGCGATTTCGGTACGGCCCTTTATGCGGACGGCACGGCCAATAGCGGATTGGGCACAGCCAAGCAGATCGATGGGTTGGGCGCAGCCATTGGCGACAACAACGGAGGGGCGAGCGCCGTGTACGGCGGCATCACTCGCAACTCATCGGCTACGTGGTGGTATGCTCAGATCGACGACACCACGACCTATCTCACACCGGACACCCTGCTCGCACAGTTCATGGCCTGTCAAAAGATGGGTCTGGGACCGAGCGGTTGGGCGTGCTTTACGACAGCATTTCAGTATCGCAGACTACTGAACCAGATTGCGGGGCCGGAGCGGATCATGCGAGGGCCGGAGACGCAGAGGATGATCAGCGGCGGATTCTTGGCGATGGAGTATATGGGCAATCCCATCGTCTACGATCCTGCTTGTCCGACCGATCTGGACGATGACATCGTGACCAGCGGAGCGGGAACCCTCTGGATCATCAACCGCGATTACGTCAAGATCGTCGGCTTGGGCGGCGGTGACGACGCGATGTTCGGCATGGGCGACATGCCGGACACGCAAGTTGACGGCATGACGGGTCAGGCGGAGGTGGTCTATCAGGGTTGGACGTTCCGACCGTGGCAGACGCCGGTGAACCAGGACGCGGTTGTATCGCACATGTTCTGGGACGGCAACTTGGTTAGCAGCGTGCCGCGTTCGACGGGCGCGTTCCGCAAGCTGAGTGAGACGTAGGAGGCGACCTAATGTTTGCTTTCAAGACTCAGACAGCTATAGCGGGCGGTTCTCCCGGCGAGACGTATACGCAGGCGCAGATGAACGCCGTCGGATTGACTCCTGGGCAGATTATGACAAAGACCCCGGTTGATTCGGCTTATGGCCCCGATCGCGCCTGGATACTTGCCTACAACGCGAGTGGAGCGGCGCATGTGGCCGATTACTGCTATGCTGTTGGCGGCATCGATACGACCGATAACAAGAGTCCGGCGGCGGTTACGGCGACGACCCCTGCGGCCTCCGACGAGATCATGGTCGGAGTCGCGGCAGCGGCCACTCCAGACAACTACTGGGGTTGGTATCTGATCCAGGGCCAATGCACAATCACTCTGGCGTCGGACACTTATGTTGAAGGCGAAGGTTTGACCATCGACATAAGCGAGGTGACCGGCGCTGAGGTTGTCGGCACGAACGCGGCGTACAGTCATCTGAATACCGAGTTCGCCTACATAAAGACCGCCATCACTGGAGCTGCCACAACCGGCACGGCGATTCTTACGGGCAATCTCGCTGTGGCGGCGGCATAAGGAGGAACTATGGCGACAACTGGACTGAAGAATATCTATGCAACGGAGTTGGATGCCAACACCTCCACCAACGAAGAGCAGGACTTGGGCTGTTTCCGGCACGGCGTCGATGGGACGATCTATCGTTTGGTGATAATCGGTAGTGGAGGGTGTACGACCGGCCAGGCGTTGGTTGAGTCAACGGCCGGTACGGACACTACCTTAGTCATTGCCCCATTGGATACGGTCAAGCCCATCGCCGCCTTCGCCCAGTCCACCATCACCGCCAATTATTACGGATGGGTTATCTGGGAAGGGCTTGTGGATGATGCGATTGCCGACGAGGGCATTGCGGCAAATGCACCCATCCGAGGTCCCGGCGCGGGCGGTACAGCCGGTCGTGTTAGAGGGGGGGCGGGGGCTACCAGTCTCGTCGCCTCAAGGACTAGCGCGGCCGCCGCCGCTTCAACATTCACGGTTCGGATTCGATAGGAGGATTATATGCCGACCGGCACACTGGCAGTTTCACAAGGAGAACAGGCAGGGATCTCCGGGACCGATGCCGCCGCAGTAGTTACAGCAGGCGCGCTTAGTTTCGGGGTTGATGGGACGATCTACCGCTACTGCCTGGCAACTGTGGCTTGGGCAGGCGCGGACGACGCGTTACGGCAGGCATCAGCCACCAATGGATATGACCTAGCGCCAACCTCCACTACGGCGGCAGGCGAACAGGTGTTGGGAGCGGCGATAGCAGCCAATACCATCGCTCAATATGGGTGGGCGACCGTGTATGGGAAGGTCGCGGCCATGTTGGCGGCTACGGGCGGCTATACGGCACAGTTGGCCGTCGTGGGCGGCGTCACCGCAACAGGCGTCCGCGACTACGCGGCGGCCACACATACAGCCGCTGGACCGTGCGGCACTGCTTGCGAAGCGATAGCGGCTGCCTCAAGCGGAGCCATCTTGCTGAAGGCCATGTAAGGAGGATACGAATTATGGCTTTCGCAGCTACATTGGCAATGCTTCAGGGGCAGGCCCAGCCGACGCAGATTGACCTTAGTGGCGGAAACGCGGCCTATGCGGTACACCCGCCGGGAAGTATCGCAATCTCAGCGAGTGGCAAGATATACCGCTATATGTACGCCACGGGTGCCTTTATTGCAGCGGACGACGGTGTAATTGAGGCAGCCGGGACGAGCGGATATGAAGGTGGGCCTTCGACGAATACGGCGGCGGGCGAGGAACTGCTTGGCGTCAATGTCGAGGCGGTGACCGCCGATCAATTCGGATGGGTAATCGTCTATGGCATGGCGGCGAGCGTCCTGGCCTTCGCGGTCACCGGGTACACGGCGCAGTTGGCCGTCGTCGGAGGTGTAACCGCAACAGGCGTCGGCAACTACGCTTCGGGTACACATACAGCCGCCGGACCATGCGGGGTTGCCTGTGAGACGAAAGCCGCCGCCGCAAGCGGTAAGGTGCTGATCACCTGCTTCTGATATGATAGTCGAGGTACGAACAACTGGGTGGAGTCCTGTCGCGGATGGGACTCCACCCGCCATAGAGAACTATGCGCGGACTCAGGTTGTGGTGACCTTCCTCCACAGGCGTAGTACGCCGACCGGGGCGACGCCGAGAACCAAAGAGGTCATCCTGATTGAGGAACGGGCACAACTGCATCCTAGTGCGTCGGAAGTGGAGAAGGCGACTGAGGAGCAACGGATAGTGGATTGCGTCCTGAAACGGGTTGAGACCTTGTGTGAGAAGAAGAAACTCATCCCGGACGGGGCCAAAGAGGCCATTAAGTTGGGGGTCGGTGCGGACCAGGACAGGTTCATCTTCCTGGATGCGGAACCGGCGGATTTTCGGTCTCACAAGATTCTGGACCCGACGGAGACCCACTTCGGGTTGCCTAACGAGAATCTACGTAAGAAATGGGTCCCGCCGAAGATCATACAGGTCTTCGGCCATTAGGAGGAAGGAATGGCAGCTTATACCACGGCAACGTCCATAACGGTTGTGGACACGGACAGAGTGGGCAAGAACAAGGTGGAGTTTGGGACGTTTGTCCCGCCTGCCGAGGCCACAATGTACGTTGAGGTCAAGACCTTGCAGAAGGTCAAGCATGTGAACGTCATGCCGCCTGCGGTCAATGCGACCCCGCGTTACGTCATCAGGGTTGTGCCTCGCGTATATGGCAGTGATCTCGCTGTAGATGTACACAACAAGCGGTTCGTCGTGGAAATGAGTGGAGCGGTGGCGGTAACGGATACGCCCTTCACTTACGAAGCGATAGGGGACTAGGAGAGACAACATGGCATTGCAATTGAAGGACGAGGGGCGGATCACGCCGACCCAGTTCAGCGCAAAGGGTGGCCACGATCCTGTGGCGCAGAAGAAGGCCATCTTTCACTACAATGGCCCAAAGGAATGGAAGTTCCGTTCGTTGGGCAACGAGGTTCACCTTATACCCGGTGACACCATCATTCTGACGTTTGACGAATACTTCTGCATCGCGGGAGACCCCCGGTTACAGCGGCGGTATTGGGCCGATGAGAAGTTGCGCGTTATGAGCCAGGGGCGCGGCGCGATGTGGCTTTACCTGCGGCCCGACCCGAAGTATGCCGAGTTGATCCCGGACCCGCCGGATACGGAAGTGCCTGCGGTTCCAAGTTCCTCGGCGGTGCTGAATCCGGTTCTGGAACTGGAGGACGCCGACCCGATAACGCAACGCGACCAGCTCAAGGTGTTAGCGAACACCCAAATGGCCCAGATCAAGGACCGCGACTCGCTCATCGGCGAGATGCGTACGCTGATCGAGGGCCAGGAGCAGCGGTTGCGGAGTTTGGAATCGAAGGGGCAAACGGTTGTTGAGGTTCAGGAGGAGGATGTAGAGGAGGACACCATAGCGGACATTCCTGAGATAGAACTTCCTCCTCTTACAGACAGACGCGGCCCTGGGCGTCCTCGAAAGTCCTGATAACCCGTGGCCTACACACGCGGCACTGCGATCACGGAGTTGCGTTCTCTGATCGACGATCCGGTTGCGTCTCCATCCAATGATGGAGACCGCTGGACGTTTTTGGAGGCCGTCGCCCACCTGAACGCCAACATGCGGATCTTGGCGGAAGCGTTGCCGCCGGGCGAATTGGAGTCCATATCCTCCTCGGCGGTAGCGGGTGTGAAAGATACATCGCCGGCGCAGAACAACTTCCTCTACCCGACAGGGGCGGCGCAGATCCATTCGGTCGTTATCGACTTCTCGGCAACGACGCCTGTAGGGATTGCATCCCAGTGGGTAATGCCGTTGAGCAATGACGTGATCGATGGGATCGCGGATCGTCACCCGGACTTCTTGACGACCGAGACGGTAGGCGGGACAGCCAAGGTTGTGCAGGCATTCTACTCGACCTGGCAGAGCAAGCTGCGGGTCTGGCCTCGCACGGCAGTCTGTTCTTTGACCAAGGAGAACGTGACGGTCCACTCGATCAACTATCCGACGCAGTTCTCGACGACGACGGGAACGGGCGACCCAGGTGATGCCGAGACCACGAACCTGAGCGACAACCTCTTGGTGTTGGCGATCAAGGGCGCGGCACGAGACGCGTTGACGAAGGATTCCGAAGCGGCGATGAAGGCGCAGTTGCAGAGTGAGTGGCAGAGTACGTTCAACGGCATGTGGGCAAAGTACAAGGCGGACAAGAATGACCCGATTTACACGAAGCAGTTCACCGGGTTCACCGGATAGGAGATAGCATGGCATCAACCAATATCGACATCGCAGTACCCAGCGGGGCCAAACGATATGCCAACACGGATTGTAACGAGACGAAGGATGCGGTCAAGGCGGCTTCGGGTACACTCTACGCCGTGGTCATTGATAACAGTCTCAACGTTGCGGCGTCGTATGTCAAGTTGTGGGATGTGGCGTCGGGGTCCGTAACCATTGGCACGACCGCGCCCGACTGGATATTCAAGGTTGCGGCATCCGGTACATCGACAATCGTGTGGCCCAGTGGGCAGGCGTTTGGGACGGCCCTGACAGTGGGTTGCGTGACAACTGCGGGGACTGCGGGCACTACGGGGCCGACTTCGGACGTGGTAGTACAGATCGTCTACGCGTAGTAAGGAGGTAGTATGGCAGGAATCTCGGGGACGGTAAAGCTGGTTGACAGCAATGATACTGCTCAGGGTACTACGAGCAATCCCATCAAGGTGGACATACAGACCCAAACCCTGTCCATGTTGAGCGCCTACGCCACGGGGGACGCGCCGGGTCAGGCGATTGCGACCACGCTGACTAAGGCGTGGGATTATGAGACCGTTGCCGCAAGCCAGACAGACCAGGCCATCGGTGCGTCGGCAGCGGCTACCCTGTGGGGCAGCGCGGTGCTCGTGAATACGCACGCCTCTACTGTTGCGACAATCATCTTCAAGGATGGAGCCACAACGATTTTGACGGCGAAGATCCTCGGCAGTACAACGATACAGATCACATGGCCTGCGCCGGGGTTGGAGTGTGCCACCTCTCTGCTTGTGACAACAGACGCGAACAGCACGGTTTTGGTGGGCTACAGGCAATAAAGTGGTGAGAGCATATAGTTACGGGTTGACGGTTGACCAGATGATCGGGATGACGCGGACGAATGTGCGCGACACGGTTCCTCGCCGGTTCTCGGACGGGCAGGTTGTGCGCGCCCTGAACAGCGCGGTCACAGACATCCTGATCGCCGCCAAGGTGAAGACCTCGTACTACGACATCATTACAACGATTGACACGGCGCGGTACGAGATCCCCTGGACGGAGATCAGCATATCGGAAGTCCTGTGGGACCCGGGCGGCATCGACAAGCGGCTGATCCCGTCCACGCGAGCGGAGATACACGGCATCGGTTCCTACTCAACTTCCTCGGGGATACCGGAACGGTATTTCCGGGATGAACCGCATGGGATTGAGGTATGGCCCAAACCGAGCGTAGCGGATACCCTTCGGGTCTATTACGCGATGACGACCGTATATGCTTCGGACGACGGGTTGACGGGGACCGCGCCGAGCGACCTATCGTTTCGGTTGTACAACCGGACTACGACGTATGCCCACATTGTCTGCCCCCCGGCATATCACCATATCATCCCTGAAGGGGGGGCGATGTATCTCCTGCGTTCAGACCCCGAGACACTGAAAGCGTCGGAGTATTGGAGGCAAGTGTTCCAGGACGACATCGCGAGAATCAAACGTCAGGTGCGGTCCTCGGACCCCACGTTTCGCATACAGTCCCCTTACGGGTCCCTGAGGGGATACGGGTAGGTGGAAGGCCAGACGATAACCTTGCGCGACTTCACCGGCGGGCAGGTCGTCGATAAGGACCCGGCATTGCTTGCGCCAAACGAATTGGTTCGATGTGACAACGTGACTTTCTCGGCCTCGAATATGCCGAGAAAACGCAAGGGCTACAGTCAGTACCTATGGGACAGGATCGGGGGCAACTACTTCCCTAACGGCGGATTGGCGAACTACTACCCATCGGGCGGCAACGACCCGGTAATGCGGGTGATGTGTACGGATACGGGGATTCGCGATTACGACGCGAGCCGGACGCCGACCCTGCGACTGGTGAAGGAGGTGAGCTTCGCCGGCAAACTCATCCAGATGCTCCAGATGGCGGACAGCATGTTCATCGTCTGCGGGGAAGGGCGACCCTGGCGATATGAGCCGAGTGACGCGAGACCGGCGGGATGCGAGATGCAGACACGACTTGGCCCGGTGACCTCAGTTGGCGCGGCGGGGGTCTTGACGGGTTCCTATAAGTATCGGATCTCGTGGGTCTTCCAGAGTGGGACCGATGAGAACCTGGAAAGCGATCCCTCACCCACAAGCGGGCATTGGAGCGGTATCGATTTCGCCGAGGCGTGGGAAACGGTCACTGCACAGAAGGTTGTGGTCAAGATACCGAGGGACGCATTCAACCGCCCCTTGGACCCGCCCGAGCAGGCAACGGGATGGCGGTTGTATCGATTCAAACAGGACTTCTCGACGGAATACGAATGGGTCTCCGACCTGACAGATGACGATGGGAACGGTACGGGAGATCCGATACCCTTGGGAACCCTTCGGGTCTACGACAACACGGCGGATGACGCGACAAGCGATCCCCACGATGCCTTGCGTCTGGAGAATCCGATCTTCCACGGCGTCCCCCCCGAGGATTGCGCTCTGGCCTGCCGCCACAATGAGCAGTTGTTCCTTGCCAAGACGCCGGGTCTGCCCAACGCAATCTACTGGAGCGCGCAGGGGTATCCCGAATACTTCCAGGCGACGAGCAACTTTGCGGAATCGGGCGGGTATCGCGAGATCGAGCCGAACGACGGGGATGAGATTATGGCCCTTGTCTCCTCGGGCGGGATCAACCTGCTCGTCCTGAAGACGAACGCCGCCTGGATGCTGAGGGAAGACGACGACGGCGGATATGGGGCCTACAAGGAGGCGGAAGGCGTTGGATGCGTCGCCAGCAATACTGTCCGCGCAACCCCCATCGGCACGATATGGTTGGGACAGAACGGTAAGGTGTGGGCCTATGACGGGTCGGAGTTCCGAGACCTCTCCCTGAACCGGATAGCGACGACGCTTAGGGGTTTGGATGCGAGCGACAACCGAAATGCTTTCGCCTGGTATTGGAACGATATTTACTATCTGGCTTACCCGGATGACGAGATTATCCCGCACAGCGCCATCGGCGTAAACGCACCGTGGTGGTCGGTGGATGACGGTAGGCCGCGCAATACGGCTGTCCTGGCCTACGATGTGAAACGGGACTGCTGGATTCACGATTGGAAGTACCCGCGTGAAGATGATGTGGCGTTGGGACTGCCGATGCAGGCGTTGGCGGTATCCGCCGCAGCGGTCGGCAATGCGGTGCGAGACAATCTGTGCCTGTTCGGCACCCCGGCGGACGCGAATATCTACCGCTGGGAGGACGGCACGAGCGACAACGGCACGAGTGTTGAGATGGTTTTGCGAACGGGGCATCTGGACTTCGGCGATCCGGCAGGTTTGAAACGGTGTGGCCGGACCCATGCGGTTGCCTATTGCGACAACACGGGGCACACAATGAGTCTACGGCAGAGCATAGATCGGGGCAGCTTTTCTACAGCCGTCAGTCTGACATGGACGGCGGCGGGACGGGCGGCGAAAGCTGTCGGCACGTTCGCCCAACGGTTCAAGAGCATGGCATTGCAGGTCGTGGAACTCTCGGCGGCGGACACGGTAGAGTTCTGGGGGTTCGAGTTCAAGTTGAGGAGCATCGGTGCCCGGTAGAGCGCCACACAAGCCGAGAGACCGTAAGGAACGCGAGAATCTGGAGTGGATCGAACGCGCGATTCGGTTCCAGCGTCGAGAGACATTCGACAACATCGTGTACCCGCACCAGGCCCCAGGGATAGCGTTGATTGGGTCGGGGCAGGTCATTACGACGACGCAAGAGATTGCGCCGCCAACGACCTCGCCGGGAACGATAGAGGCATTCTGGGTGTACATAGGTCGGATCAGCGGGACAACCAACCCGACAATACGGATCTATGAGGAGAAGAGTCAGACGCCGATCACCGAGGCGCTGACGATACAGACCGAGAACGACACGCACCGCCTGGTGTCAACGCGGCCTAAAGCGGTGGCGGGCGAAGTCTTCGGATTCCACTGTACAACGGCGGCGGATGGCGGGATGCAAACGATTCGATGGAGTTTTGGATTGAAGCCTCGCCACTCAGTATGATGGGAGTTGACACGAAATGAATGATTATTGGGAAATGATGCGAGAGGCCAGAGGCAGGCGATACAGGTTGCCTACGGTCGGCGAAGCGCAAGGCGGCGATGGCGGGGGCTACGATCAACCGCCCGGGGGACCTCCCGGAATGGAGGATGGCGGCATGATGGACGAAGGGCCGGGATTCCAGGAACCGCAGACGCCTGGCGATGAGAATCCGCCACAGATGCCGCCGCCGGGTTATGAACCGCCTCCGGGAGAACAGGACCCGAGACATCCGGGGCCTGGCCTGCCTCCACCTGCACCGCCTCCGGGACAACCGCCGGGGATGCCCCCTCCGGGGCAGGGCGGTAAGCCGTGGGAATACGAACATGATGAACCAACGGCAGGACCCATGATGGACCCGGGCATGATGCAGCAGATGATGTGGGAAGCCCGCCTGGCGGCGCGACAACGGAGCATGGGTCGTGGTGGGGCCATGCGCGGTATAGCTGGAGGCCGGGGCGCACCCGGAATAGGAGGGATGTAATGGGTTATACTGAAGCGATGGCGGCGGCTGGGGCGAATCCCTGGCTCATGGGTGCAGGTGTGGTCCTTGATCTTGGGGGGCAATTATTCGGGAAAAAGAAGGGACCGCCGCCCGAGGAGTTGCTGCATCTTCCCCCTGAGTTGCAGAACGAGTGGATCGCGACCATGATGGAACGGTTGCGCGGGGAGGGGGGCTATGGCCAGCAGCAACGCGCCCTAGCGATGAAGCAGTCGAGAGACTCTATTCGCAGGTCCTTCTGGAATGCGCGTATAGCCGCAAGGAAGAGGTTTGCGGGTGGAGGCAACCTGGGAACCCCGGATATGACGGGATTCATGCAGCGGCTCAATCTGGGCGAAATGGGGGCCGAGAGCGGAGCGGCGCGCGACATCGCCCTGGAATCCATGACTCAAGCGAACCAGGGACAATCGGAGGCCCTGGGGCAATTGGGCCAAATGTATGGCCAACGCCGCATAGAGGTGATGCGCCCGGAAGAGAAGCCGCAATTCGAGCGGTATATGGGAGCGCGGGGGCAGTGGAGGTACTAGATGGCTAGGCAATTCATGGGGCCGCTATCGGCGTTGCTGCTTAGTTTGAGCGAGCAGGAGAGGCGCAAGCAGGCAGGGTTTAGGACTGTGCCGGAACTTGGCGCGTCTCAGGGATACTCGACCCCGATGGGGGCCACGAAGCCCGATGTATTCGCAACCCCGGAACTGGACTTCGGGGAGGCGTCATACGACCCGAATATCCTGGCGCAAGAGTTGGCGGCGGCGAGAGGCACGAAGAGTCGCTATAGGACGGAACCCTCGGTATCCGAGACGATGACGAATCAGATGGCGGAGCCGACGCCGGACCTGATGCGAACGCAAGCCGTCGCCCCGAAGCGAGAACCGTTCACCGGGTACACCGGCCCGACTGCGCCGGGAGTGCGTCGCGAACCCGAGACGACTTACCGGACGGGGCCATTGGAGTTCGGCAGTTCTCCCCTCATGGGCGGTGATGAGTTACCGGCGCAATACCGCGAGGGATATGTCGGGCCGAAACGGTCCTGGTGGCAGAAGTTGGGCGGGCTGAAAGGGGTCCTCGGAATCGGCGCAGGCATCTATGGACTGTCTCGACTGCGAGGCGGGGCACGCGAGTCTCTTGGCGGCGTGATGCAAGGCGCAGGCCAGGGACTCATGGCTCTGGCGGAAGATAAACGCCGACGCTATGAGGACAAGCTCGCAATGGAAGAACTTGCCCGCAAACGTAAAATGGAAGACGCGGAACTGGCGCTGAGGGGACGCGAGGTATCCGTAAAAGAGAAGACTGCGGAGACCACGGCGGGATGGCGTACCGCCTCAATCGCCAACCAAGGACGGCGGCTAAACCAGGCCGATAACCGGCCACTGGTTCGAGAATACAACCGGGTGCATTATCAGAACAAGATATGGTCAATGGACGATCAGGGGAATCCGGTTCCAATGGCCGATCTGCCGAAAGATCCGATGGACAAGTTGCGTTTGGACACAGCGCAACTCGCCTTCGACAAGGCCGACTTTGAGGCCAAGCAAAGGGGCGAACAGTATTACACTGTCAACGCCGATGGTGAGGATGTGATCTTGATGAACGACGATTACCCGCAGGCCAGTGGGTACAATAAGTTGAAACTGGTGGACTTCTACAGTCGGCATGGATTCACGCTGAAGCCCCGAAGGCCGGAAGAGGCGTGGGGATACCAAACGACAGGCGCACCGAGCGGAACGGCGGGAATCATTGACCTGTTAGGCGAGCCAGTCCCCGAAGGCGAACCCGAGAGAATGGTGCCTTACGAACCGCCCGTCACTCCTTTTCCCGGCGAACCACCTGCCGCCTATGAACAGCGGTACAAGGCTTATCTTGACCGCAAGGCACAAGCGGACAAACTTGCTGACGACATAGAAAGAGCACGCAGTATCGCTGAGGCATCCGCTAAAGGGACTGAGGCAGGGAAGCCACCGGAAAAACCGACAGAAACAGAACAGAAAGAACAAAGAGAAAACAAGACCCAGGAAGACTTCCAAAAGACACTCGATGGTACGGATGATGATCGCGAACGACGGATAATCGCCTTCGAGCATTACCATAACGGTCGCTCCGCTGCGATGGGCAATGCCAACTGGGGGGATACGCTTCGGGATTATGGCATCCGCGATCCCAGGACAATGAGCAATGCCGAGAAGACAGCGGTATATAATGCGATTGCAGAGCAACGCGGTTGGGCCAAGGTCGAGGACTATGAGGCGGAGTTCGGAGGCAAGGGGTAATGCCTGTAGGCAGAGAGGAGATTAGGCGACGCAGGTTGGCCGCTGACACAGCACGCAAGGGCAACCGTGAAGTGGCCACCTTCATGTCCGGTTTTGGCAAAGGTCCCACGCCTACTCTACCAGATCCTCAATCCGAGATCCTGCGGCGGTTCCGCGAGGAGGAGCCAAGCCCGAAACCTGCTACCAGACCCTTCGCGAGAAAAGCGACGCTTGGCCTGTTCCCGGCGAAGCCATCGCCAGGGCAGATACGACAAGAGACGAGGGCATCGGGAATGCGCGCCTTGGACGTAGGGCAACGGTCTACTGAGGCAGCCAAGGAACTAGGCGGGAGACCCGAACTATCCGAAGCGTATGGGGTCCTGCCTCCCGAGAGGAGAGACCCGGCACAGTTCTTCCAGGAGATGACAGGAGGGCCAGGGGCATCGCGAACCCTGCGGCGGATGGGTGGGCAAGACATCCCAGGCGGGACGCTGGAGAAGGCGTTTGACGTTCTTGACCTGATGACCCTTCCTGTCGGAGGCGCGCTTGTCAGCAAACCGATCAAGGCGGGTGTGAAAGGGATTGCCAAGTTAGTCGGCAAGGGAGCCGTGAAGGGCGCGGCGGCGGTAGGTAAGGGACTGAAGGGGCGTAAGATTGCTAAGATGGGGCCTGAAGCTGTCGAAGCCGCAAGGAAGGCGGAAGAGGCGTACAGGGCTGCACGCGTAGTATCCTCAACCCCAAGGATGGGACCGACGCCCCCATTAGACTTCGTGGGCCAGAAACCTGACACTTTTCCTTTGCCGCCGCAACTGTCTGAGCTTGAACCGCCAGGGCCTGCGCTTCAACCGCCCCAAGGACCAGGGCCGGTCAAGCCCAAGGGTGAGCACCAGAAAGGTACGGAGTTCTATGGGCCTGCCCAGAAGCAGGCGAAGCCCGCAGAACCAGGTCCCAGCTTGTATGAACCGGGGTTAGGCGTGAAGCCGGAACCGTCCACTCCTATCCTTGAAGAGAGAGCGCCTTGGGAGACGAAACTGATCCCGAGGATTCCTGGCAAGGGCGGGCGGCTGGGGCAGGCGGGGAAGAAGCCCGCAGCGGCCCCTGCGGAGCCGGTCGCGCCTCCTGCGCCGGGTGGGGAAGGCATCCTTGACTTGGGTGGAGGACGGCAAGCGAAGTTTGAAAAGGGCTTTTGGTTTACGAGAGAGCCTGAAAGCGGTTGGGCACGGATGCGCGATTGGGTGCGAGTGACCGACCCGAAGTATGTAAAAGAGTTGCACGCACAATTTCCTCACGTATCACCCGCAGGCGGGCGGTTCGGGCAGGCCGGGAAGATTCGGCCCGAGACAATGATCCGTCTTGGTGGTGTCGCGACGGGTGGGGCCGGTTATGGTATGCAGGGCAGTGAGGACCCCGAGGTGCGGTTCGCGGGCAAGGCGCTCATGGCTGTAGGCGGAGCCGCACTCATCAGCCCGAGCGGATGGAAACAGGTCTATAAGGATGTGGTGCGGCCAGGCGAACGCGCCGCATGGAAAGCGGCGGCCAATCTGAGCAAAGACCTCCCCGAGATACAGGACCTACGCAAAGCCATTCGCAAGTCCCAACGGATCAACGTGGACTACGAGAAGATCAAGGCCGAGGTCTACAGCCAGAGGACCGCGAGATTGCACGACATCTATGAGGATCTTCGCGTAGCCGACCCTGACCTGGTAGAAGAAGCGCACAAAGTCTTGTCCGGTAGGATTCCCAAGCCAACGTTCACCGCACTAGACCTTTCGGATACCGTGAAGGATCGATACCGGCAGATGGTACGAACAACCGATCTGATTCCGAAGGAGGACATCCTTGAGCGGCACGTCGTGCAAGAGGCATTGGAGGATATATTTGACGGTGTAGTGCCACCGCCGGGTGCGTTGAAGAAAGTGCGGAAGATATTCGGATTGGGAGTAGTCAGAGATGTGTTAGAGAAAAGTCATTGGTATGAGGCGGCGGGGAGAACACTCGTGGACATAGCCAATATCCCTCGAACAGTCCTAGCAATGGCGGACGTGTCGGCATGGTTCCGGCAGGGCGCGTTGCTGGTCTCTGAACCTGTCTCATTCGCCAAGGCGATGGGCCGATCCCTCAAGGTGATGTTTGACGAAGATGCCTATCAGGTCTTGGACCAGGAGATCAAGGCCCACCCTCTGTATGGGCGGCTGAAGAAGGCGAAGGTGTACCTGGCTCCGACCGAGATGGGCGGCGCGCTCGCCGAACGGGAGGAGACGTTCATATCGAATCTGGCGAGCCGTATCCCATTCGCACGAGCGTCCGAGCGGGCGTACAACGGGTTCCTCAACAAACTTAGGTCGGATGTGTTCTACAACTACGCGGGCAAGTGGGGTGGTGACTCGAAGGAAGAACTTCGGGTATTGGCCGATGCGATCAACGCCTTTACGGGACGCGGCTCGCTCTGGCGCTTGAATGCAGTGGGAGCGGAGCTGGCGACGGTGTTCTTCTCGCCCCGGTTCCTCGCTTCGCGGCTACAAGTGCCGCTGCAACTTCTACGTCCTGGCGCATGGAAGAACCCCCGAGCGGGGGCTTTCGTGGCAAAGAAACTAGCTGCCAGCACAGGTTTGGCTTTCACGATGTTGGCGTTGGCGAAGGAGAGCGGGGCCGAGGTGGAGACGGATTACCGTTCCTCCGACTTCGGACGGATCAAGATCGGCGACACCCGCATAGACATCCTGGGTGGTATGCAACCGCTGATTCGGGCGACAGCGCAGGTCCTAACGGGAGAGCGCAAGAGTCTGAGAACAGGCAAGAGGAAGAGCGTATCGCCGCTTGAGGTATTGGGTACCGGTCGGTCAAACTTCCTGCGGTCCAAACTGTCCCCACCTGCGGGCGCGATATGGACATTGGGAACGAGGACGAAGTTGAAAGATGGGCGAACGGTCTACTACCCTTTCGCGGGGAAAGAGTTTGAGGCGACGATGGGCGACCTACCGGATGTGATACTGCGCGAACTCGCCCCCATGACGGCAGAAGATCTCTACAGCGCGTGGAAGGAAGAGGGACCCTGGATTGGCGGGCTGGCAGGGGCGGCAGCGGCTACGGGGTTTGGAGTATCCACCTTTGAGCCATACGAGGAGAAACCTAAAGCAAGACGACGGAAGAAACATATCGGAGAGTAGGAGGGCAATGATGGCAGTGTCGGAGTTCTATGCAACCAAGGTGACAAACGTGTTGAGTGCGGGCACGGCGGCGACGCATGATCTGGACCAACGATGCGTCAAGGTGGTTATCCGCAACTGTTCCGCGCTCGCCACTGTGGATGTGGCGGCGGTGAATCCGAACACCACGGCGACGAGCACGAACGGGACCAACATCGAGGCGCAGGAGGAAACGATCTATTCGGTTCGCGGCCAGAACAACATCACGGACACATGGCAGGTGCTGACGAAGCAGATCAGCTACATTGCCGTGACCGGCACACCGCGCCTGTCGATTATTGAGCATCTGGCGGAGAAGTAGTTGGCGAAACTTCGCATACGACAGACGCAGGGGCCGCAGGGCCGCAAGGGCGATACGGGGGCGACGCCGGACACTGCCAACTTCACTCAATACGGCACACGTATTCTGTATGTGGATGCGGGTCTATCGGAGATCACGGGACACGTCTACACGACGGTTCAGGGTGCGATCACCTACGCGGGTACGCAGACGCCGGCGGCGAGCTCCCCTTGGCTGGTGGTGATCAAGCCGGGCATCTATGTTGAGGTGGTGACTTGTGCGGCCTACGTGGACCTCATCGGCGAGGGGATCGTGGAGATCCAGCATTCGACGGCCTCCACAGGGGCGGTTGTCATAGGGGTTAGCAACGTGACGATCCGCAACGTCATTGCCAGGGCGACGGCAGGCGCAAACGTTTCGGGATTCCGTGTGACAGCGGCGGTCACAGGCATTGTCCTGGATGGATGCCAGGGGATTGCGGACGCCGCATGCACTGGAGCAACAGATGGTCTCCTGGTGACGACGGGTAGTTCCCTATCAGGCGAGGTCCGCAACTGTTACTTCGAGAGCGATTACGATGGCGCAAACTTCAAGACGACCGGGACCTTGCGCGTATTCAATTCCGTCTTCTATGGAACCCAGTCTGGGGATGACAATCGCGCCTGCGGTTTAGCCCTAACCAATGTCACCACGGGACTCATGGAGTTCCACGGATGCCGCTTCGAGGGTGCAACAACCGGGGCGGGCATAGCACCTTCGTATGGTGTCTATCTCCAGAATACCACCACAAGCGGCGGGATCTTTCGATTCTTTGGTTGCCATCTGCGTTCTTCCATTGTAGCTGATGGGTCGAATGGCTATGGTATCGCATCTGCGCCTAGCGCCGCCATCGCCACGACGGTTGAACTGCACAATTGCCGCGTGGTCGGCGCAGCGACGGGGACATCTGCAATAGACGGCCTGAGCACATCGGGTACGGGCACGCCGACAGTCAACATGTACGGTGGGTCCATTGCCGTCTCAGGCGGTGGGACGAACTATGATGCCAACAATGGCGTGGGCACGATTGCCCTCTATGGCACGAACTCAGGCGGCGCATACAATGGCACGATCACGCACTCGGGCGAGTTGCAGGCGAGCGTGCTGCGGTCGGGTGTCGCGACGGGAACCGCTCCGCTGATTGTCGCGTCCACGACCCCGCCTACGAACCTGAATGTGTTGGCTGCGAACATTCCCATAGTTGATGCAGGTGGATATCTGACCGCCGCAGAGGTAGAGGCGGCGTTACAGGAGATGTGCCCGAAAATCCTTGGGCGGCTTCAATTCTCGAAGACGGGCACCTTGGCGACGGCGACGTATTTCAATGTTGGTGCGGTGGCAGGCGGAGCCGGTGGCGGGGCCAGTTTTGTCATGTTGAGGGCGGGCAGTTTTGTGGGATTGTCCATCGGTCTTTCCACAGCCCCTGGAGCAGGCAACTCCTGTACGTTCGACATCTACAAGAATAACGTAGCCATTGGTCTCACCGTGACCATCAGCAATACGGACACGACAGGATACTCGACGCAAGCGAAAGCCACGGACACCTATGTGGCCGGTGACAAAGTGCAAGTTGTATGTACGAATGTCTCAGCCGGATCTCCGGCGGGCGGAGTGGCGTTGGTGGAAATCTGGGAATGAGGGGAACGATTGACTGAGGTTGAGAAGATGATGGCGGCGACGATTGGCTCTTTGGGCGTGTCCTTGGGATTCGTTGGCCGCTGGCTCATACAGCAGGTGAACTACGGCCAGATGCAGGCCCGCAAGCACGAAGAGCGAATCATCGAGATCATGAACGGGGACCGGGCCGAAGCCAAGATTATCATGCGTCAGGTTGCCGACAGCACTCACCAGATCGCCGAGGCGTTGAAAGACGTGCGGCGATGTCCCTACGACGAAGAGATAAGGAGGTAAGATTGCGGTAATGATGAATGTGCATGTGGCGAAAGCCAGAGGGCCTAGGGTCGCACCCGAATCCCCGCTTTCCTGGGTGGGTTGGCCCTCTCATCTACAGGGCATAACAGGAGATGCAAGATGCAGTTCTGCCGTTACTGCAATTCGCCAATTCCATCGACCCCAAAGAGAAAACAAGGTGGTGGAACGATTCGGAAGATATGCGATGCCTGCAAAGCGACAAGGATTCGCGAGAGTATTCGGAACCGAAAGGATGCCGACCGCAATGCAGCACGAAGGCGTTCGCGGCAATACTATTGGGAACATCGAGAACACTTACTTTCGCTTGCCGCCGCAAAGCACAAGATCAACCCCAAACCTGGTAGATCACGGGCCATTTTCCAATACCACGAACGCGAGATCGTCCAAGGTAGGCCAATAAACTGTCCGAAATGTGGTAGAAGCGATCTACAAATTCAGGCGCATCACGAGGATTATGAGAAACCGCTCGAAGTTATATGGCTCTGTGCTTCCTGTCATGGGAAGCTGACATGGCCGGTCGGATATAGACCAGGCCAAGCGAAAGGAGGGTAACATCACGTCATGGTTTAGCGTCTGGTGGAAGAAGCAGAAGCCGCACATCGAAATCGTGGAGGGTATCGGCAAGACGGTGGTGATCCGGGAGATCCGCGAGGTCAACATCGCGGACAACGCCGATGACCTTGTAGAGGAGTTTGTTGACGTACTCGACAGCGGATTCGGCATCGCGCTCCCGCCCGAAGCACGGGAGGCCCTTGAGCAGTTGGTGGAGCACAAGGCCGAGGAGTTGCGCGAGGAGATCGTGGACATGGTGGAGCGGATACAGCTATGAGCGGATGGACACCGAAGGACTTGATCGAGGTGATTGGCGCGGTTGCGGCGGCTATCGTTGCCATCATCCAAGTGTGGAAACTGCCGAAGGGTAAGCAGGCGGCGAAGAAACTGGATGAACTGATCGAGCGCAAGCCGTGAGGAAGATCCTCGGCATTGTGGTCCACTGTTCCGACTCCCCCTTCGGCGACGTTGCCACGATTCGCGCCTGGCACAAGTCGAAGGGGTGGTCGGACATCGGCTATCACCACGTCATCCTGAACGGCCACAGGAAGGCCCACAGCGCGTATGAGGCGGACCTTGACGGCGTTATCTCGATAGGCAGGCCGGTGTCGCGTCAGGGGGCGCACTGCCCCGAGGCGAACCGGTCAACGCTTGGCGTCTGCCTCATCCTCAAGCCGCCCGCGCTCCCCACAGAGAGGCAGGAGGCGGCATTGGCGGACTACTGTATGAGGATGATGCGTCGGTATGGGTTCGGGCCGAATGCGGTCAAGGGGCATCGGGAATACCCCTCGGCCAAGAAGCAGGGCAAGACCTGCCCAGGGTTCGACTGCAAACACCTCCGAGCGTTCCTCCGCGAGTAACCTCGCAATCCGTAAGATACTTCAGCACGCTGCTTGGAAAATGCTTCTCGCGAACCCTTCCTCCATCTTCTGAGCCGCCCCCTCCAACTTCGCCTCAAAGATCGTTTCTTTCGGTAACTCACAGGCATACGGGCGACGGTTCCCGCATACGATTTGGTGTTCTCCGCAATGGTCACACCGTCTAAAGATGCGTGGAGCCATGCACTTCATGGTCTTGGGCGTCCAGATGAAGTAGTTCCATTTGTGTCGCTTGGCTGAACATTTGGGTGTTCGCACGTTGTACGCTCCTTCCGTTCGAGGGGTTCCCGCCTGTCCTCAGATCCTCCTTGCCGCCCCCGGAAAAATAAATATGGAGGAATCCCTTGTAATCTGCGGAAAGAGGGATTATAATCATAAGGGTAGCAATGAAGAAGATAGACCCCAAAGCTATGCGATTACAGGTTCAGATGCTCAAGGAACGTATCAGCCAACAAGCCGTAGCGCGTGTGCTGAAAGTCTCGCAGGCGAGGGTTCACCAGCTTCTGAACTCGGAGAAGTTCACGCCTGATAATGAATTGCGGCTTCGGGCGGCGATAGATAAGATACTGAAGGAAAGGAGTTGACCAAACGTATGCACACACACCGATGGCGTCAAGTACACGAGGAAGCTCTACTCGGCGGATCATACAGAATAGGATGGGAGTGCGTTGATTGCAAGGCGTATGTCTCGAACGGCGATGTCACACCTGCCGGACTGGGTGGCGTCGTTCTGGAGAAAGCGGCCCGCCTTGTTGGGCCGCACGGTTGTCGTAGTCAGTGCACAGATGGATCTACCTACAAGGAGCAAATTGTGGACGAGGATGGGCATCTAAGTATTATCCGTTAGGCGAAAAGTCTACCCCCGAACCACGGCTGACCGTGGTGCGTTCACCGCCGGGGCAGTCGATGGATCGAGAGTCCGCCCCGGCGACTATAAGGAGGAACGATGCTTATTCAGGCCCAAGGCACAATGTACCCTAAGATCGAGACTCTATACGAGCGCGATGAGAAGACATTCAAAGTCAACCCCGCCGCGTTGAAGAACCGTTCGTATTCCTTGCTCAAGACCTGGCATTGGACAGAGAAGGTTGATGGCACCAACGTCCGCTGTATATGGGAAGGGGGTCAACTCAGCTTCGGCGGCAAAACGGATAACGCCCAACTCCCCGGCGATCTGTTCCAATGGCTACACAAGAATGTCTCCCTGGATAAGATGCGGGAGACGTTTCCTGAGTCGGATGCGGTGATCTATGGGGAGGGATTCGGGGCCGGAATCCAAAGCGGTGGCGCATACTCTCCGACGAAGAAGATCATCGTATTCGATGTGCTCGTTGGCGGGGTCTGGTGGTTGAGCGACGAGAATGTGCGCGACGTGGCAGGGAAACTCTCTCTTGAGGTTGTGCCCTCGTTTGGTGAGATGACAATGGAGGAGGCGACAGAGTTCGTTCGCAATGGCTTCAAGTCGAGATGTGCCGTCGATCCCGACAAAGATGCCGAGGGGCTTGTCGGGAGGCCCCTGGAGACCCTGTTTGACAAGAAGGGGGCCCGACTCATTGTGAAGATCAAGACGCGAGATTTCTAAGATGTTGGGCCTGCGGCGCACGTGGCCGAGTTGGTCTATGGCGTATGTCGGCGTATCGGGGTAAGGGATGAAGGCCGAACTACCAAACCCCACGGAGGTTCGAAACCTCCCGGCCCGCAGGCCCAGCGATACAAGGAGGAGGCATGATCTACGACGAGGACAAGAAGGCATTCCTGGCGCAAAGCGCACTGCTGCACGGCAAGATAGCCGCGTTCCTCGCGAATCCTGAATGGGGGGCATCCACAAAATACAAGTATCTGGCGCTTGCGCGGGCGCTGGTGCACGTAGAAGAGAAGTTGGAGGCGGTATGAGAGGCGTGTGGCCGAAGAGGAATTGCAAGGTGGGATTGTTGGACATGCTGGTGGGGTTGGTTTTCGCCCTGGTGTTCTGGGCCTTCGCCTACCTGGTGGGGTTGCTGGGCGTGGCGTTGGGACCGGAGTGGCGATGAAAGGGGCAGAAATGTGGACTCAATTCATGGACATGCACAGCGGTGGCGATCAGAAACTCGCTTGGGCATACATCTTCATCGAGGCCCCCAAAGAGGAGGCGAAGGTGATCTTCTACAATCGCTTTGGGCGGAATCCTCAGTGTGTTACGTGTACCTGTTGCGGGGAAGACTACTCAATCTCCGAAGCCCCAACATTGGAGCAGGCCACCGCATACCACCGGGGATGCCGATTTGCGTATTTCCTGAACGGCCAAGAGGTTCCTTGCAGCAAGGCGTTTGCCCCTGGGCGAGGAAGCGTGGACGGTGCAGAATCACGGTATCTGGAGGAGGGCGACGAGACGAGGGCTTCCTGGGCACCCTACGTTTCACTGGCGGAGGCCCTAGCCCGAGGTTGGATGAGCCAGAAGGGTGAGACATTCCTGGTCATCCGCGCGGATGATATAAGTGAGAGGGAGAGAACGGGCGAAGTGCCAGAAGAGGGATACGTTTGGGTTGATTAGGTTTGCCCGATTGGGGTACGCCGTCGGCCACGACCCCCTCGGTCGGAACGGCGGCTACCCCTAGGGCTGAAAGGATGGATGATATGACGATTGAGGAGTATCTGGCTTTAGAAGCTGTGAGCGCGTCGGACATCGTGACACTGTTGCAAAGGTGTCCTCGTGCCGCTTGCTATGAATCCTGGCTGAATCCCGAGCGGCCAGAGGAGAAGTCTACCCGCAATCAGGACATTGGCTCGCTTGCCCACGCGTTGCTTATGGAGGGTGACAACTCGACGATGGAGATCATCGACCCAGGAGATTACCCCAGCAAGGAGGGCGTGGTCCCGGTAGGATGGACGAACAACGCGATCCGCGAAGCCAGGGATGCGGCATACGCAGAAGGCAAGATTCCGATACTCCTCGGCCAGGTGAACGCGGTCAGGGATATGGTCGAAGAAGCGAGATTCTTCATCGAGGACCTGAGAGAGAGCGAACCCTTCATTTGGGCGGCGTTCGAGAAGGGCGGCGGAGATAGCGAAGTTACGATTACGTGGCAGGATGGCTTGACGCCCTGCAAGATTCGACCGGACAGGATCTCCGACGATAAGGCCGTGGTCATCCACTATAAAACCGGCGGATCGAGCGCGGAACCGAACTCCTGGGGCAAAGGGCAGTTCGTCAGGATGGGCTGTTACGTGACGGCTGCGTTCTACGCGAGAGGCATTCGCGCGGTCCACGGAACAGATGCGAAACAAATCTTCCTCGTACAGGAGAACGAGCCGCCCTACCTGTGCTCGCTCGTGGGTCTAGACCCTGCGGCGGAAGACCTGGGGAACCGGAAGGTCGAAGCGGGGTTGAAACTGTGGGCGGAATGCGATGCCAAGAACGATTGGCCGGGATACCCGGAGCGCGTGTGCTATCCCGAGATCCCCGCATGGGAGCAAGCGGAGTGGGAGGGGAGAGAGTGACCGTCCAATTCCGTCCAGCGGTGAGAAGCAACGTTGGGATCATCATTATCCTGTCAGGTCCGAGCGGTAGTGGGAAGACCTTTTCCGCGCTCCGTCTGGCATCCGGCATCTCAGGCGAGAAGCCATTCGCACTCATCGACACGGAATCGGGACGTGCGCTCCATTACGCCGACCAATTCCGGTTCGAGCACGGGGACATGAAGCCGCCCTTCTCGCCGATGGCGTACGCGGAGACGATAGCTACGGCTGACAAGGCGGGTTATCCAGTGATCGTGGTAGACAGCTTCTCCCATGAACACGCAGGAGATGGGGGACTTCTGGATTACCACGAGACCGAACTTCAGAGAATGGCCGGCGATGACTGGAAGAAACGCGAAGCGTGCAAGATGGCCGCGTGGATCAAGCCGAAGTCCGATCACAAACGGATGGTGTCGCGACTCCTCCAGGTACGCGCTCACCTCATCCTCTGCCTGCGAGCCGAGGAGAAGATCGACATAAAACGCGGCGAGGGCGGCAAGATGGAGATCGTGAAGAAGCAGGTTGCGACAGGGCTTGACGGTTGGGTGCCGATATGCGAGAAGAATTTGCCCTACGAGGCCACGGCCTCCTTCCTCCTGATGGCGACGAAGCCGGGGTTTCCGATGCCGATCAAGCTACAGGAGCAGCACAAAGGGTTCTTCCCGCTTGACAGGCCCATAGACGAGTCGGCGGGCACCAGGATAGCGGAGTGGGCGGCAGGCGGGAAACCTCCTGTAGCGAAGGCACAGACCCAGGAACAGCCATCTGCACGCGAGGTCGAGGTGCAGAAGATGGTGGCCGACCTGTACGCCGACCTGTCCGCCTACGAGAACAACGACGAGCAGAGCATCGACGCCTTCGTGCTGAATGCGACGAACGGTGAGGCCGAGACATGGGAGCAGGCCAAAGTGACAAAGGGCGCGCTGAAAAAGGTGCGCGACAGATTGAACGAGGCGAAGAAGACGGTTCGGGAGGAGGCGGGCGGTGATCAAGGAGGTGATGCCCAATGAGCGACATAGTACGCATGGCACATCTGCGTGAAACTAATGTCCAACCAACGGTGCCGCCGTGGGCTGTCCTTGAGGATGTGAGTAGTGGTGTGGTGGGGGCGGCATTTGATCGCAACTTACCGCTTTTCCGTCGATTACTGTCTCAGTGCCGGGAGTCTGATAGCGGCTGTATTGAGTGGATTGGACATACCACTCAGAAGGGCTATGGCAAACTGGGCGATAAAGGACGTACAGTTCGTGCTCATCGTGTTGTCTTCGCCAATGTCTACGGTCCCATACCGGAGGGGCTGTGTGTCTGCCATCTATGTGACAATCCGAAGTGTGTCAATCCTGAGCACCTCTTTCTGGGGACAAATGCGGACAACTTCTTCGATTCAGAGAATAAGGGTCGCGCTACGTTGAGGGGCAAGGGCGAAGAGAATCGACACGCTAGATTCAGCGACATCCAAGTCAGAGACATCCGGACCAGAACGGGGAGAGGTGAGCGATATGCAGAGATCGCAAGGGACTATCATTGCCATTCCAGTGCCATCAGTAGGATCGCCAATAGGAAGCGGTGGGCGCATCTGCCTTGAGGCAGAGGATGGGGTGGGGGACGAGCCGACGCGATTCGGTATGCGTATTGTCCACGATGCCATACCGATTCAGTTCTTGGAGTGCGTGACAGGCGAGCCGACCTGGCACTTTCGGCGAGAACTTGAGGATGACGAGGCGTGAATAAGGGAGGAGGAGGCGGGCGGTGAGTGAAGGTGTTCGGTTTGCGTGGCATGTGCATCACCAGATCCTGTGCGAACCCCTGACCAAGCCGTTCGAGGTGCGGCAGGAATACATCCGCAGGGAGAAACCTGCGGATGAAGTCGAGCTTCGCCTCCGATTGTTCAAGCCGGTGGTTGGGCCGTTACCCGAACGCCTGGCCAAGGCCGGGGACAACTACGATAAGGCCAGGGCCAACTACGACAAGGCCTGCAAGGTCGGGGCCGACTACGACAAGGCCAGGGCCGACTACGTCACGGCCAGGGCCGACTACGTCACGGTCAGGGCCGACTACGTCACGGTCAGGGCCAACTACGATAAGGCCAGGGCCAACTACGATAAGGCCAGGGCCGACTACGTCACGGCCAGGGCCGACTGCGACGCGGAGATCGAGGCACTGCATGCTAGGGAATGTCCCAACTGTCCGTGGGACGGCAAGACGATATTCCCGGAGGCGGGCGGTGAGTAGGAGGCAAGCGGCTGATATGGTAGAGGACTTCACGACAACCGGGGCGGTTTTGGCTGGAGCATCTAATCTTGGTAGTGAGGAAATCATACAATCACTACTAGATGAAAATCAGTACCTACTACGCCGCCTTCGTTCCCTGCGTCGCGAGAACTATCGTGGATTCATGTATCTCTTGTTTGTGCTGGGTGCGATGCCGCTTCTTTGGATTGTCGTACGGTTGTTGGTGCGCGGCCCATGAGTGATGAGGAGGAGGCGACATGAGAACGCTGGAGGAGATCGAGGCGAGAGAGAGACAAGCGGCGGATGGGCATCCATCTGAGGAGTCCATCTGGAGAATGATTCACAAGGACATCGCGGACCTGGCGGCGCACGTGCGAAAACTGCGGCGGGACGTGGATGCACATCTACAAACGATATACTCGCTAACCGCCGACTTAGCGGATCTGGGAACACAAATGACCAACCATCATCACCATCAAGGCAAGGTAGTGTTTGGTCTGGAGCAATCCGCCTCGCCTGCGGACGACGCGGCCCGGCGCGATGCGGCGCGGGAAGCGGAAAGGAGGTGGATGACATGTGTGCTGGCAACCCTCGATTGTCTGATCGGGTTAGCCAACGAATCGCCGTTAGTGGGCAGTTGAGGCGTGACGGTTTGCGGCCCCGGCGTCAGGGATAGGGCTATGCAGACGTTACCGCTGGGAACCTATCTACCGGCGGAACCGGGGCCGCAGTTTGGGCGGGTCGTGGCAAAACGGTTAGGACGGGAACTCCTGGGAAATGCGCCCGTCCGAGCGCCCAGGCCCACGGCCCGCCCGCAATTGAGGAGGCGACATGAAAAGTCTGAGCGAGGTCATCGACGAACTAGTTGGATTGCGGCACCGACTGAAAGAGAACCGCACAGCCGAGGGACTACGTGATGACGTTTTGGCAAGTGGACTCTCCGACCTGGCGGCGCATGTGCGAAAACTACGGGAGGATGTGCGGGGATTGCGTCAGGAGGCGGACTTGGCAAGCGAACGCATGACGAGCGTAGAGATGCTTCATGTTTACGATCACCCGCCCCCTGACGACGCGGCCCGGCGCAACGCGGCGCAGAAATTGAGATATTGGGTCGAGAGAGCGTGTAAGGACATGAGGGAATGCCAATGGGAAGCAGATGCAGATGACCTGTCAGAGTCCCTGACCGACGTTCAGCGGCTGTTCCCGGAGTTCGCGGAGAAGGAGGAGAAGTGAGACCACGGATTGTGGGGCGGTGCTGGTGGTTCTATCAGTTGCCGACCCTAGATACAGCGAAGATTCCCAAACTCTTCGACGCCATCGAAGTAGAGGGGATCTATGCCCAATTTCTAGAGCTGAGAGCGCCCATCGGCGCTTGGCGCAACGCCCATCCTGACGTGCAGATCCAGTTGCGACTCACCCCAACCTGGACGCCGCCCACTCTGCGCGAATTGGAGGATGTCGTCTCGGTCTTGCATCCCCAATCGTTTGTGCTGGCAATTGGCGACAAGGGCGAGATGTGGAAAGTGGATGACACTCCCAACGCGAAAATTGCAGCCGGGATTCTGGCGGACGCCTACACGGTCTATAACGCATTCTTAGCTCAAAAAATCCTGCCGGTCGGCATACCGGCCTGGCTGAAGCCTTCGGGCATGTCGGACGCGGATCACCTGCAAGCTAAGAGCGACCTCGCGTGGCACTACTGCCAGTTCGCGGCCGCGGCGGGGGTGACCCTCGGGGCCTACTGCTGGGGCAACGATGAGAAGTGGCTCGCAGCCGCTGACTGGATGGGCGACGACTACGAGGTTCCCCATAAAGTCCAGGAGTTCGAGTTCGCCAATCTGTGGGCTGTCCCGCCGGCGCAGCGCGCCTTGGAACCGGGCAGTGGGCAGTGGCAGAAAGACCCCGAGCACTTCGAGCGGATGCTGGAGCAGGCACAGGAGATCGAGGCGGCGCAGATTTCACTGTACAGATGGCATCTGCCGCCGCATGTGCCCGCGCTGATCGAGAAGGTCTGGCCGGAGGAGGCGTGACATGGCACGCAGGGTACGTAAGGACTGGGACTGGGCACTTGGGCCGTACCATCGTCCGCGAGATCCTGACTGCTTCGGGTGTCATAACCCGTCTTGGCAGAAGGTCCATTATCCGGCCAAGTGCGTGTGTGGCGGGTTGATACACTCGGAGGCAGGCGACGAAGGGCTAGACAGCGACTATGACCTGATCCGCCGGTGTACGGGCTGCGACAGGTTCGCGATGAAGGAGGCGTGATGACGAATGATCGGAGCGAAGATCGCGGGCGCGATTTCAGCAAAAAGATATTCGATTTGGCCGTTCATTCAAAGTTGAACGTTTACGAAGTTCTCGGCGCGTTGACGTCGGTGATTCAGGCGATTTATCAGCAGCAGTGCATAGCCGGATTGCCGGAGGCGATTGAAGGGTTGCGTCTTGCCACGATTGCACAGGTCGAAAAGGAGCAGGAGGAATCCCCGTAGCCGCGCCGAAGCAGGGGTAGAGGGCCGTATGAATACAAGGAGTGGGATAATCAGCCCCCCAGTTTACTCCCCTTTTTGCAAGGAAGAGGCCGTCCCCATGCGTGCCCTCAAGTATGCCTGGTTATCCTCTAGGGCGGTCCTCTTTCTTGCAAGACAGGTAGACCAATGTGGCTAAGAAAGCGGCAAAAAGAGGCCGTCCACGCGCACCACTCGATTTTGTGCAATTGAATGTCAATAAGATGTTAATGGGAACAACGCGCGAAGAGCTTGATCCAGCGTGTAGATCGGTGTGGATCGATCTGATCTGTCTGGCGGGACAGTCCAATGATCATGGACACATAATCCCGCACGAGGAGTCATTGCCAAGAATCCTCAAGGTTCCCAAGCGAACTATCGATAAAGCCCTGGAATTGTGCGAACGCCACGGAAAGATTACGAGAAACGACGGGCAGGTTGTGGTGGTGAATTTCGACAAATACCACTTCCGAAAGCACCAAACTGATGCTTATTGTGAATTAGAGCAATTCAATTCACATAATTCCGAAAATGTGGCTAGATCAGATAAGATAAGATCAGATAAGATAGAGATAAGATCAGATGAGAAAAGATTAGACTTAAAACCTCACGGTGCAAAAAGCAAAAACCGCACCGTCGATCCTTCAGAGCCAAATGCCGGAGAACTCGTAAGATACTTCATTGATTCTTGGTCCAAACTCTACGGCGAGAAACCGCCCTTCGGAGGTGGGCAATTGGGGAAGTTCGCAAAGGCGCAACTCAAAGAACATGGCGAGGTCGAGGTCAAACGTAGGATGGACAACTTCTTCGCCTCCAAGAATAAGTTTGTGGTTCAAGCCACACATGGCCCTGGGGTGTTTCAGACGAAGTTCGCCGCCCTCAAAAAAGGACCAATTCGCCAGGATGGGGAGTTGGACTATCAAGTGGGTGGATATGACAGTGGGGAGGCAAGCGATGGCCAAGTCAGAGAAACGACAGACATCGGAACAGGTTTCGATTGACGCCTGCCGACTGGAGGCCGAGCAGAAGTGTCTAGGTGCTATGTTCTCCGGCTCCGTCCATAGTCGGGAGGCCCTGGAGATCCTGTCTCAAGGCATGGTTATTGAAGAAGCGAAGGACCTCCGGCAGGTAGCCGACCAGTTTGCAAGAGAAGCGCATCGAACGGTATTCTTGATTCTGTGCGGGATGCTACGCTTGGGAAGGTTTGTGACAGATGAAGACAGTGAGGAGAACTTTGCCGCTGTCTGCCACTACCTACGGTTTGTGGGCGAGATGGACAAGGTGGGAGGTCCAACGTACCTTGTCGAGTTGTGGGATACCGTTCCCTGCGGAGAGGTTGCCTCGTATTGGGCGCAGCGGGTAAGGGATTACGCCGACGCTGAACGCGTGCGACAGATTCATTTGGAATCGGGTTACGAAGCCCCGCCGGAAACGGTTGAAGATCAAATCAACCGCGATGTGGAACGGTTGTTGAGCATCGGCAAGGCCAGGTCCAAGGGTGCGCTTGTGAACTTTTGGGATCTGTGCAGCGAGGGCATCGAACGATATTGTGACGAGGAGGACTACCGACAAGAACACCCCTACGGTATCCGTGGCGCGTTTGCCGGTCTTTCCTGCATCGATGGGATCACCGGAGGCCATGCGCCTGGGACCTTGACGATTCTCTCGGCGGCTACTGGGATGGGCAAGACGGCCTACGGCACGCAAGCCGCACTCCGTAACGCTTGGCATGGAAAACGAGTGCTGTACTTCTCATTGGAGATGTTGGCGGACGAGTTGTGGCAACGGTTGTTGTCTCAGCAGATGGGGATTCCTCTCCAAGACATTCGTCTGCGGCGATTGACTGATGAGCAGAAGGATCTGATGTCGGACTTTCCGGCCAAGAAGTTCCCCATCATCATCTGCGACAAGCCGAGGATGACCCCGCGCGAAATGCACACCCAATGTCGAAAAGCGACCGAGGATGGGCCGCTTTCTCTGGTGGTAGTTGATTACCTACAGATTACCGCCCCAGAACTAGTGGGTGTGAACCGAGAACGCGAGGTGGCTGATGTAGCCGACAAGATCAAGGCGTTGGCGATGGACCTGCGGTGTGCGGTATTGGCTTTGTCCCAGGTCAATGAGCGGGAGGAAGTGCGTGAGTCAAGGGCCATAGCACATGTGGCCGATATGGAGATCCTATTGCGCGCCCCGAGTCCGGCGATCACGAGTCCTGATGGCCTGTTGCACCAAGTGGAGTTTGTGGTCCGAAAACATCGGCAAGGGCCACGCGCCAGATTCAAGGCGTGGTGGTCAGGGCGTAACGTCAGATTCCATGACCTAGATGAGAAACATGGGACCGATGGATGAGTTTGGCGACTTCTGGCGAGGGTTTACGCCGAAAGTATCCCCTGGGGGGAGTGAGGGCAAGGATTGCCTCCGTTCTCCCAACCCTTCTCCCCCCTCCCCTTTGCAGCAGGAGTTGATTGAGCGGCAGAAACGCAAGACGGCGGGCGAACCTTCCGAGGACGCGCCTGTTGAGACAGCGGCGGACTGGGCGGCGGACATGCCCGACCCCTTCGCCGACGACTGAGGAGGTAGACGATGCGATTCACATGCAACCGATGCGAAGTCGAATTTGAGGAAGACGACGCGATGGCGACGGACATGGTGTGCGGGTGCGGCGGCGCGATCATCGAGAGCTTCGACCCCGCCGACTATGACGACGAGGGCCACGAACTCAGCCACTCGCTACTGCACGAGCACTAGGAGAATGACAATGAACTGGTGTCGAATCATGCACAAATGGCAAGAGCGCACTTGGGTGCCCGGCGGATATATGCAAATGTCACCCAGGGCTGGAGTCCGCTCTTGTCGTCGATGCGGCAAGGTCGAGTATTACCACTATGATTCGCAGGGTGGTTGGTGGAGTTCGCACCCTCCTGAGATGACAGCAGTAGAGGTCAAGCCCTATCATGCCGCGCTCGGGTCGCTACAGCAGGAGGACTAACCATGCTAAAACCACAGCGCACGTGGAATGACCGTATGCTCTGGTGGTCGCTCGCGGGCAAGGCGTTCTTCGTGTTCTCGCTCCTTGTCCTGGTGTTCTTCACGGGCTTCTGGATGGGGAGGGCCACCACGCACGTTGAGGTTGTGGCGGTGTACCTGACAGCGCCGGAGGGGTCCACCGTGCAGGCGGGTTACATGCTAGGACCACCGCCGACCGAAGAACAGATGCGGGCTATCATGTCCCGGCATGGACTGCCGAGAAAGGGGAACAGATGAAGACGAGCAAGGAAGACAAACCGATGAGGGCGAGGGAGTATTATGTCGCCCTTCGCGAGGAGGGTAGTGTCGGCGCGCCCAAGACGCAGGATTGCGCTTCGTACACGCTGGTCGCCGGTTCCTACGTTCATCGCAAGGACGCCGAGGCCTGGATTCGTACGCAAGGTGTTGCCGAACAGGAGTATGTGATTATCGGTGCGGTGGCTACGAAGCGGCGCGTGGTGCAAGAGTCCAACCGCCTTGAGGACGTTTGAACCGCAAGGCAAAAGGAACGCTGAGAGAACACAAGAGTCGGCGGATCATGGAAGCCGCAGGATATTCCGTTGTGCGCTCCGCCGCCTCTGAGGGGGCTTGGGACCTTGTGTGTATCGGCCCCTCGGATATTGTCTTATTGCAGGTCAAGAGCCGCGACGCACCCTATGGCGAGGAGAAGCACATCCTCAAAGAGTTTGTCTGTCCGCCGAATTGTCGCAAGCTGGTTCATGTTTGGAAGGAACGCGCTAGGGAACCAATCGTGATTGAAGTCTAGGAGGGCCTATGGACGTGTGACTCGCGACAACAAACGACGAAGAAACGCATCCAACAGAAGGGGCCGGGTGATTCCCGGCCCCTCTTTTCGTCGCTTCACTTCGCTTTGTCTTCGCTTGGCAACTTGAGGACACCACTCTTGCGAAGCACGGCCATGATCAGCTTGTGCATCGACATGCGCCGCTGGTGCGCCTGCTCACGCAGCCCTTCGTGCTCCTCGGGAGACATGCGGACCTCGAAGTGCTTCAGACTCATTCTCGCTGCCCTCCTGTCAGCACGTTACGGATAGTTGACGCGTGCCACTTGCCGCCCCTGCGCTTGCAAGGGATCTTCCGCACGTTGAAGGATTCCGCAATCTGTTGGTAGGTGTATCCATCATCCACCCGCAGATGGACCATGAAGGCGAGATCGGAGATTTCTTCTTCGTCCTCCACCAGTTTGCCGTTTTCCATCCTGTAGCCATAGGGCGGCGCGCCGACCGGCTCCCCGTTGGCTTTCTTGTGTGCCAGCGCGTCCTTCGTGCGTTCGGCAATGGTGTCCCGCTCCAACTGCGCGAACACCGCCAACATCCCCAGGAACGCCTTGCCCTGCGCCGTGGTGGTGTCGAACGGCTCCGTTACGCTCTTGAACGCGACGTTGTTGATCTCAAAGACTTGCAGGATATTCCACAAGTCTCTTTGCCTGCGCGTCAGCCGATCCACTTTGTAGACTAAGACCACATCGAATAACAGGTGGCCGGAAACCCCGCCGACAAGTGCCTCCAACTGAGGGCGCTTAGTCGTCTTGCCGGATTCGCCCTCCTCTCGGTAGATGTGGACCAGGTTCCACTCCTGGCTCTCGGCGTAGGCGCGAATCCTCGCCTCCTGATTGTCCAACGAGCAGCCCTCGCGGGCCTGCTCGTCGGTTGACACTCTGACATACCCAACCGCTCTCATGGTTTCACCTCCGCCTTCGCCAACGCAGCGCGCGCTGTGTTCATTTTGCAGTTTAGGGCTAGGTTCTTCTGGTCTAGGTGCTTGTGCTCCTCGTTGCCTTCTTGATGGGCGACCTTGTAATTGACAACCGCTTGCCATAGGTCCCGCAGCGCCTGCGCCAGGTCGTCGCACACTTGGCCCAAGGTCTCGATGCAATCCTCGGGCCTACCATGTTGGCCCTTCATCCCGCAGTTCGCACAGATCCCCTCGCACTCAGCGGGTGGCACGCGGTCGATGCGGTGCAATGACAAGATCCTCTCTCGTCTGTTCATCCCTCCACCTCCATCCCGGCCTTCGCCAGGGCCGCGCGCGCGATCTCACAGACATTCATCCCATAGGGCAGTTTAGGGTTCGGGCACTGGGCTATGATCTGCCGCAGCGCGTCGGCCAGGTCCGGCGCAGCCGCGATTAGCCGCGCCGTTGCAATGGGTGCGCCGTCTGTCGCGCCGCTTATGTCACAAATCTTCTCTCCCTCCGCGTTCAGGACGCGCCCAGGCAATCGCGGGTCTATACTCCACGGTCCCTTAGTGTGCTTCATCCCTTCTCCTTCCGCCCATTCCCGGCGAAGCCCAGGATTAGCTCGATACGCTTCGCCTGGTACTCTGCGTCGATGGCCGCGCGCTTCGCGTCAAAGTCGGCGTCGATGGGCGCGCGCTTCGCCTCATAGTCGGCATAGATGGGCGCGCGCTTCGCCCGGTAGTCGGCATAGATGGGCGCGAGCTTCGCCCGGTAGTCGGCAAATGCGTGTACCGCCCACCAGTCAATGTCTAATCCAAGATCAACTGCACGCCGTAGAGAGTCGCCTGTGACCTCTACCCCGTTCGGCCATTCGTCCGCGAACGTTTCGACCTGATCACCGCAGGCATTCAGCATCCGCAGGTCCTCCGTAGTTACCCGCATCCTTCCCCCTTCTCCTTCCCGTTCGTCAGCAGGCCCAATCTCCGCGCCTTCGACTTGCTGATGTATGCGTTCCAGTGTTCAGACTCCTCGCTCCCAGGAGTTACGAAGTGAGGCCGAACTGGTGCCATCGTACCACCTGCGCGTGTCACGGCGTCAAACGCAGCGTCGAATCGTTTGCTGGTGTTCGCCTTTATCCGTATCAGCACGGACCCGCCCAGGTCGGCCAGCAACCGCACCCTGCCCGTTTGCGCCAGTCTCCGTAGTGTCATTGTGTCACCATAGGGGACAGGTACTTCCAAAGTGGATACAAGTCGATTCTGACCGCTTGTGCTCCCATCTGTGACAGGTCATAAACGACGGCTCGTGGTTCTTCGCCTTCTTCGCCTAAACACAACCATTCCCAATATGCCCAAGCGTATTCGCGTTTGGCATGACTGCGTAGCCGATTGAGATACATGCTGATACAATGCTGTTGTGCTCGTGTCATCCCCTCGCCCTCCGTTCACTCCAGTAGTGCAGCCATGCCAAAACCCAGCACGCCGCCACAATCAAAACCAATCGCATCATTCCTCCTCGCATAGCCCTGCGGCTATCACCGCCGCCTCCACCCGCCGCGCGTACTCCTCGGTCGCGTTCTCGTCTAGGGCGCCCGTGTGGATTCTAAGTTCTGCCCGTATCACCTCGGGCGGCGCCCCAATGACCGGGATCATCCAATACCCCAGGGTTACGTACTTCGGATGTTTCTCGTGCTTCATATCCTCTCTCACCTCCTCCCCGTCAGAACCCTAATATGCTGTCAAGTTCCTTCATCACTTCGTGGGCTTTGCGCTCCTCCTCGCGGATCTTCGTTTTCGCTTCGTCCTCCTCTGCCTGTCGCGCATTCTCCGTCGCGCATTCGTCTTCGTGGTCCTCCATGCAGTCGTCACAGATAATCTCGCCGCACCACACGCACGAATACTCGCCCTCGTCGGCCTTGCTATTCGACAGATGCTGGTCACAGATTGTACACTCGGCCATTGTTCTCACCTCCTCCTGTCCTACGCTCGGATTAGTCTATTGGTACGGCGTGCTTTATCGCATTCAGCGTCTGCCGCATTTCGCCGAGAAGTGAGTGGGGATCCTTCCGAGATTCGGTCTCGCCGACTATGCGGATGAGATAGTCGTACACCAGCTCTGCAAGATCCGCCTTGGATTGTCGCATGATCGCATCTCTGAGTTCCCCCGGCGGTATGTAGTCAGGCCGTCGTTTGGTGATCCCGTATCGCCTCACAATGTCACCTCCTTTCAGGGACCGGCCCATCGCGGGGCCGCAGGACTAGATGTTATCCCCCTCAACCCTGAGTTGTTCCGCCCGGCGCTGTGGCGGGTAGAACGCTTTGACCATGTGCCATACCAGCCATTTGACCTGCGATCCTGTAGGGTCCAACTCCTCCGCGTACGCGCGGAACGTTAGCCCTCGTGCGTTTGCCTCTCGTGCCAACTCCAAAGCGCGCGCCTGCTCCATCTGTTCTCACCTCCTCCTGTCCTACGCTCGGGATACTCGCGTCGCGGCTTTTCAGGGACGCGCCGCGTCTCGGCGGCGCGAGGGATAACCTCAATCCTCGTTTGGCAGAATCGCAAGGATCTGGCGTACAAGATCCTCTGCCTTCTCCAATTCATACAGGCGAATCTCGATCTTACCATATCCGTGATCTTGGATCTCTACCGTCATACGTCCTGGGGCGTGGAAGGTCCACTTGTTCATCCAGGCCGCCTCCGAGAACCCCTGACCGAGGACACGGGCGATCCCCCTTGCGACTTCCTTGGATTGTGCAACTGTTGCCTCTGTAGCGTTCTTCTGTGCGATTGCCTTCTCGTATGCGGCGAGATAGTTTGGCAGAAGACGGCGCATCACTTCCTTTCCGATGTCCGTTGCCGTTCGTGTCTCCCCAACGCCGATACTGTGGTGTTCCCCTCGCGGGTGATACTTGTTGGGGAAACACCCGCTTATGCTGATCTTGCCCTTTGGCCCCCAAGTGAGGGACACGAAGATCCCGGCTCCGTCCGCGCGAGTTATTTTGGTGCGCCAATCCTCATGATCACCGTAGGGTTCGTTGGCCCACCCCTCCCCACAGGCGGCTGCGATTGCCTCGCCAATCTCGGCCAATCGTTTTGCGTTCACCGCGTGCTTTTCCTGGACTTCCAATGCCGTACTCATCCCATCCCCTCTCCGCCCTTGCGGGCTGTCCCGCGACTCCTCTCTATCGTCGTGGGTACTATACATATTATGATATGTATCATATCATTTGTCAATAGGTACATCTACTAGTCTTTTACCTATGCTTCTCCCAGGCACGAAAACACACGCAAGTCAACATAATAACAGCCCAATACATAGCTTACCCTCAACAACAGCCCCTCATCCCTCGCGCGCGCCTAGGGGAGGGTAGGGAGGGGGGATCTTACAACGATGCAGGTAGCCATTCAATGATACTCCCTGCCTACCATCATGGATAGTCAACACTTACGGTCTAGCAATGATAACACCCAGCCCTCAGGATATATGGTTATGCCTAAGACCTTGTAGCTATGTACACCGCAGATTTAGGCGCGCGCTCGTCGTAAAACAAGTCAACCAAGTAAACCACTAGGTTGACTTGGTTGACTATCACAAGAGGGGGTGTAGCTAGGCACGAGTCAGGCACGGCGTACAGTAACCGCTCGGTTTGTGCACGTAGGCACGAGGGGTTAGGCGTAAACGGGGTGCAAACAGGGTGGAAAGGGTATGTAGGGCAGGCGCAGGATGGGCATGACAGGCGTGCGGCAGGCATGAGGACCGGGCAAACCACGAGGGGGGCCTTGGGACCCTCGGCGTCGCGGGGAGGGTCCCAGTCGCAGGTGGGGGGTATATTTGGGCCTAGGATTCGATTTGGGGAAAGAGGGGTATTGGGAATAGGGGAAGGGAGGGAAAGAGGCGTGGAGGGGCGGGTCTTCATCTGCGTGTGGGAGGTTAGGCGTGGGGATAGAGGGGGTAGGGTTCACGCCAGGATAGGGATTGCTGGGGCTGTAGGGGGTC